AGCGAGCATCGTTGATGATGTAGGTGATCACCCCGAACACCGGACGCGATGTGTCTGATGCTTCATTCTTGTCAGGCAACCTCTCTCGCTTGCCATTACCCAGATTCTCCAGGTGAGGCTCTGGGTGGATGCGATATCTTTTAATGCGGAACTCTCCTCCGTCAGCGCAAACCAGCAATGACCCATCACACGGGCTCAATGATGCGTCTACAACAAGCAAAGCACCCCTCAGGATACCTTCACGATAATGCGTCGCACCGGCACGCATGAAGTACGTAGCAGCTGGCCTGGTTATGATGCGCTGGTCTAATGATATGCGCTGCTCAACGTAGTCTTGCGCTGGACTCGGGAATCCCATGATGCACCTCCGATAGTTACTGTATACATATACAGCATTACCGATCTGCGGCATCGATCAAGAGCAACAAGTGAGAAAAGGCTTAAGTGAAGATAAATGCTGCAAATTTAATCCTCAAAATCCCTAGCCATGCTGAATGCTATGTTTGTCTGAGCATTTACCCCAACAATCCATCGCCCACTCTGCAGTGGGGGTTACTCCCGAGTCTTGATAGCGTGTGCTCTATACTCTAAGTTCTTTCAGAACGGTAATTTACAAAAACCAGCTTTATGGACTAATTGTCAATATCAAAGCTATAATGTATTTTTATGATTCCACAGGGCAGTCTAATGGTTGAGCACCAATATTTATACATTTTCGGCATAACCATATTTATTGGCATGGTTTTTTCTTTACCTATATTCAAGTATCTTGATGATGAGGTACATGCCAAGAGAAATACTGGCATGGATGGATTGAGATATTTTCTTGCTTCATTTGTTGCTATTTTTCATTCTGACTATTTTGTAAGATATATCACGACCGGAAAGTGGGAAACAATATACAACGACATAAGCTACATAGCTCAGTTTGCAGTGTCGATCTTCTTTATGATAACTGCGTTTTTATTCTGGGGGAAAATTTCTAAAAAGGAAGATGTTGACTGGGTCAATCTATACAAAGATAGATTATTTAGGATAGCTCCCGCTACAATATTCACCGCACTGATTTCTATAGTCATAATATTGTATTTAACAAACTACCCAAACCCATCAAATTACCTACATGCAAAGGACGTATTTAGGTGGATGGATATGGGATTATTTTACAATTATCCACCAATGAACTACTTCAAGGACTCTTGGATTTTTCTTGGTGTCTTTTGGACGCTGCAATGGGAATGGGGATTCTATTTTTCTCTGCCGTTACTATATCTCTTCAGAAAAAATGGAACAGCTTTTGTTCTGGCTCTGATGTTTATATTTGTTTACTTAATTGGATTCATACCCGCACTTAACAATATAAAAGCAGGAATATGTATATTATTTGTTGCGGGTATGTTGTGTTATGAACTAATTGGTAAGGTTAGGCTAAATAAAATAACGTGCGAGATTATTTTATTGGTCAGTTTGGTTGGGATTTTCACTTATCAACCAGAGCTATACTCGACCACTATGCTGCCATGGTATTTTTGCATGCTATTTTCGATATGCAAAGGAGCCAATTTATTTGGCGTGCTATCATTTAATGGTTTCGTAAGGCTTGGAAACGCCAGTTTTAGCATTTATGTTTTACACAGCGTTGTTTTGTACACGCTTTTCACTTGGATGCATACGAGTAATATAATAAATGAGCCAGAAGACTTTAGGGTTATTTATTTAATTGGCAGCTTTGGAATGGTTTGTGTGATTTCATCTTTATGTTACGCATTGATAGAAAGGCCATTCATTAATCTTGGCAGGAAAGTTAAATTATAAAGAAAGGGGCTAAAAGCCCCTTTCTTTTGGGATGGAAAGATAACACCCAGCATGATTTAGCATGCCATATCAGATTTATAATCACACTGGCTCATCAAAATCACACTCTGGGCAAATCCAGCATTGGAAGCCGTAGCGCTCTCCCTGATACATTTGCGTTCCACATATGGGGCAAAATCTTATCTCGGAGGCTGGATTTGACGCCTGGTTTTCGTTTTCTGGTGACGCATTAGAATCTGCCATGATTTTCTCCATTAAACAGGATATTGAGCAATAATCGCAGCCCTGTCATTTGCATACTGCAATTTTCTTGCATTGATCTGTGCTAGGATGGAGTCCTTTTTTGCTGTCTCATTAACACCACCATTAACGGCTGCAGATAACCACATCCTGTTTAGTTTCTCAATATCATCCTGATATTCGCTGCTAAGTGAAGAAAGCGCTGATTTTCTCAGTTCAGAATTAGGTGGAGCTAACCTGTCTACCCAAGAAGGCATTCCATTAACGACACCTAGTTGTTTACCTTCAGGTGGCGCTGATGTAAATGTCTGAAAAACCATATCATCAATTTCAATGATATCAGATAGATCCCATCCAGCATTTTCATAATCATGAAGCATAACCTTTGGGAAAAAAGCTAAATGCATTGTTGACCAAACATAATTAGACATATCAAATCCCCATCGCTACCCAAAAAATACCATAAGTGCCGACTGAAAGGTTTGTGTATACATTTACGGCCGAGTTACTAACAAAGTCACCCATCAGAATGGGTGCGTTAGTCGTTTCCTGACTTCCATTTCGATATGTCAAAGAGATAGAGTAACCAGCTCTAGGGAATGGAATTGGCAAGTTTATTCTAGTTCCCGATACCCCACCAGGAAGATTCGTTGAGCCGAATTGAAGTATATCCCCCCCAGGGAGTTTGAACCAACCAGTTCCACTACCATATGAATTTGGGAAAAAAGACATGTCTGGAATTTGAGGGGTCGGAGTACCAAACCCTTCATTCCCCACGTTTCTTGTAGAAGCCGTGCCAAGACTTAGTGCTGTAATAGCAGCCCTGACAAAGGCAGTCGTTGCAAGTTGCGTTGTGTTTGTTCCTGGGCTAGCAGTAGGGCCAGCTGGAGTTCCCGTAAACGTAGGGCTAGCTATTGGCGCACCACCAAGGAATGAAAGCAGATCCACCCAACCCGTCAAAACGCTATTAGGGTTATTTGTATTTGCGTCAATAGTGCTTAAATATATTTTCGTGCCGTCGTCGCTGATAACGGCACTTCCTTTCGGGTAGCCTCCAATGGAGGTCGCGAATGCGGAGTCAAAGTTGTTGTATGCTCCAGCGCTAAACCAACGGCACAGGGCAGACAGTTCGTAAAGTATCTGGTTCATATTCTGCCCTTTTGGGGGCAGCCCACCCGCAGATTTCAGCGTCATTGTAATTGGCGGGAAGCCGCTATCGTAAGATGCTGTATTGTCTCCTGCAGGAGTTGTTGCCAGAATTGGCTCTCTTGGGCCATTAATGCCAAACGGCTTTGGTTGCTTTGCCGGGGAATCTGTGCGGTTCATAATTAGTCTCTGTAAAATGTTCCATCGTTGAAAGGATATGCATCTGTAGAAAAACCGAAATACGGGCTAACTACTTGCCTGATGCTTACCTGAACCCCACTTGGAACTGGTGTCACTTCGTAATTGGTTAGTATTGATTCCTCATGTGGGGCTAATTCAAACTCAAATGTAATCCCCATAGTCATATCGCGATAATTAACGCAGTATGCCCTCCCTCGCTGGTAAAAAAGTATTTTAAGGAATTTATTTATATCTGGAATGGTTGCGATGCTTATATTTGTAAAGGCTTTGCAAAAAATCAATGTTCTGTAAGCATCATCACCAAGTCTGACATTCGTTGTTTCCTGAATCCCCCCGTAAAACGGAGAATCATTAAATGGTGATGGGTAATCAGGGTTCCCATCATCTGATTCGCTAAATCCAAATGAATCACTGTCAATTGGAGCGACAATGTATCTGCTTATACCTACTATTTTCCCCCACATATCAAGGCCAAAAGATTCACACGTTGTCAAATCCCATACCTTTTTGATGAATTCATCTGTGAAGTCATCGAGGCTTACCGCCTGATTAAAAGTGTCAATGATAGATAATAGTTTTTTGCTTGCCGAGTATTGGGTAAGAATTGTGTCTTCCCACATACCGCCCCCCTACGATAATGTAACAGTGATATCTGATTCCTGAATGGTTGGAACCTGGTCTATGCCCATAGTCACAGCAGGTCCGTATAGCGAACCATCGAGAGAGACTTCAAGAGACAAAATGCCAACTGTATCAGGAGATATTGAAATAACAGGAGCATAGTATTTACCAGCATTTATCGTAGAACCAATTCGTGCCTTTCCAATACCCTCATACCCTCCATTGAATACAGTGGCAACTATTTTCTTTACTTGCTTAGTTATATCACTTGGGGGGTTTAGTGAGGCATCAATATTTACCTTAAAGTAAACCCGAGTAGGTGATGCCTTTTGCCATTGCATTACGTAAGATGGATATGGCGGCATGTAATTAACGTTATCGTAAACAGTGAACGTTGTATCACCATTCATATTGGCTCCGGGGTTATAAGTATTGAATATTGACTCAGCAACATCAGTATCAGCACCGCCATAAACACAAATATAAACAGAATGCGCAAGAATCGGGAAATTCGTTGTTCCTTTATTTACTGTTTCTGCAGTTCTGTTTGACCATACGTAAGCATCAAGCACACCATCTGTCGCAAGTAACGCAGCTAATGTAGACGCATCCTGATTTCTGCTGTTTCTGGCAACTGATTGTCTCCGGCGAGTTTCAAAGGCGATCCGTGATTCAACATCAACACCAACGACTCCAGGGCTAATATTATTTACAGCATCCCACCCGGAAACAGCTCGATAAATCTGGTTCAGCGAACCGGAGGCACACGGAATAGGCCCGGTTGTTGTGTTGACAAACTGCACATCAACAGAGCCTGATGAGGGTATTATGGCATTGTCAATTGACTGATAAATATACCCACTCGTATCAACAGCAGTGCTACCGGCAGGTATGGTTGTTCCAACCTGACCAATGCATGTTGCTGTAACAACTGTCCCCTGAGCAGCGATCCGTTCCATAAAGTAAATCCGACCAATCCCGTCCTGGAATCTGCCAGTTGAAAAGTCAGGGTTAATTTGATTAAACAAACAAAGAAGCTTGTCGTATTCCTGAGCGATAATTTCAGTGTCAGACTGTGCGATCTGCCCTTGCGGTGAACTCAGTGATTGACTTGCACCACCGCCAAGAGCCGTTGACATGTCTGTAAGTCTTCCCGCCAGCACATCCGCTATGTCGGGAACTGAAAGACCGTTTTCAGTGATGGTTACATCAGGAACAGCCGTATTTAATATCGTCATAAGGTGGCCTGTGCAATATTACCATTGATATCTGTAACGCGGATTGTGCCGCGAGTTGTGCGTGTATTCTTGTCAAAGAAAACTGATGCCAGAGCATCCTCAACGACAGGTAATTTGAGTGCTTCAGCCTGCATTTTCTGAGCAATAAAACCAGGAGATGGTCGCCTGCCAAGAACTTCTGCCTTCCATGGAATCCCAAGCGTATTGTCGTAATAACACTCTCCAGAAAACACCAGGCACGCACTGGCGACATCCTGAGCAACAGAATATGATTCTTCTGCGATCGCCAGATTGCCATTTCCGTCAAGCGTCAAGTCCCACGTAGAAGTGTCCAGTTGCATAGTTCTGTATGTCATGTCGGTTTATCCGTTGCATTGGAATTTATTGTTGACCCACCACTTTGTACTCCTGAAACAGGATGCTTGTGATTGTTATAGTTGTCCCTTAAATTTTTAACAGTAGATGACTGTGAACTTGCGTTATCCTGAATATCGCCGCTAACTTTAAGTAAAGGTGTATTCATGTTGACTCCACCAGGAGCATCAATATTTAACGATGAACATTTAATATTTAGCGGATTAGGCGTGGTTATGTTTATTGCACCATCAGAAAATTCAATAAATTGAGTAGGCGAAATGTTTAATACCCCACCAAGATAAATTGCATCAGATTTGCTGTGTCGTCTTTTGCTTCCGGGTACTGATTCTTTACGATTTTTTCTTACCAGTGATGTGTCTTTGTCGCAGACCGCAATCAGACCAATATCACCTGCCACAGGATCCATAATTACAGCACTGTTACCTCTCTGCAACCGCCATACGGGAAGATCATATAAAACTGAGTTAGAAATCATTTTTCCTGTACGGTCTGTTCTGGTAAGTAAAGGAAGAGCGTCAACAACTAAATCCGGTGCATCCCCCCTGACTTCCTGAACTCTCGCTAACTCAATGAAGAAATATCCAGACATCAGCATCTCAAAAATATATTCCTGAGATTGAGCCTCACTTACCTGAGCAGGCGTTGGAGTAAATAGTTGCTTATCCATTATTCTGTTGCGCCTCTGCTCTTTGTTCCGCTGTTCTGGCGGCAATACATATTGAGTGCCATGAACCATTTGGCATCCATGATGATAATTCATGCCGAACGGAGGTTAACTTATACCTTCCGCTTGCATGTGGTAGTTCTGTTTTGATATCCACATATCTTCCAATGCAAAGGAGAGATGAATATTGCGTCTGAAACATCAGTCCCCCATTTGAAAATACAGGATATCCAACAAGTCCGTATTCTCTGGATATAAACGGAATTACATCGTCTCTGTTTTTTTCTGAAGGCCAGAACTCTACTTTTGTCGGTGGCGTAGCTGACATCGCCAGTCCATAATCTGAACAAACCCTATAAAGTTGCTCAAAAACACTTCCTTCAAAATGCGGACTTCCTGATGTTGTCATCCCTTTTACATTATTAAACACAGCTTCATAACCTGCACTTGCACAAATGGATGAGATGACATCTTCAACACTTTGCGCACCCTGTGCTGTAAACGGGCTTGCTGGCATGTTCTGTAAATCAACATTAGAAGAGGCTGTTATCATCAGACTGCTTTCAGGAGCAGAATTCATGTTTGCTATTGATGAAAGCATCGTGCCAGAAAAAACAAGAGAGTCATCAGCAAATACTTCAACATTTAACTTCTGTCCGTCTCCAACAATACCATCAGCCTTCCCTGATATATCAGCAAGCCTTTCAATTCCTAACCCGTAAAGAGATATATCAGCCTGAGCGCCTCCCCGACCTGTAACAAAGTTCAGTGATACTGTTGACTTAACATTTCTTATGGAGATTTTATTGTTTCCATTTTTATCAAATGCTGATGATTCATTCGTGAAGTCAAACCGAAGACTGTGATTTTTATACAAGCTCGTTTTCCTCGATGTAATACAGCAAGTAACGGCTACCCAAGCCTTCCCATTGCGGGTCCGATTCCCCATCATTATCAATGAAAATAAGGTCTCCCTTAAATCCAAGGTAGGAATATCTTACCATCTTATTCCCATACAGACATGGAACGCCCTGCATAATTGGGACTTCATTAACAGTTAAATCCATGTACATAAAACTCTGTCGCTGAACAAGTTTTATATTACATTGCTGACCAGCCAGACTTACCGAAATGGACTGAGATTTGCTGGGAAGAACAGATACTGTAATCATGTACTCGCCTTAACTATATTTTTTGCAATATCTGCCGCTTTTTTTGTTGCGCTGTTTGTGACTTCGAGTATTGGTTTGGATACCGTATCAAGAGCGCTCTGGAATTCAGTCTTGATTGTGTCGGAGATTTTTCCAGTGATTTCGCCAACAGATGACTTCAGTGATGACCATGATTTACTTAGCTCATCGACAGTAGATTCCCTGGCTCCGCCATTGGTTATTTGCGGATCAACTCCTACATCTCCCTGTGACTTATTGTTATCCGTTGGCTTCTGTTCTGACTGAGATCCAGAGAGGATAACCTCCATTTGCTGAATGACCTCCTGAAAATCAAGATAAACCGTCAGAAGAGTCACCCCTTTTTGAGAGTTAACTTCGTAATAGTGGTCAACAAGGTCGAAACTCTCCAGAGTTTCCTTTGGCGTTTCAATATCGTATGTTTTTGCTGATGACAACATCGTTTTGATTGTGTTCAGCGTGCTGTTCTGGCTTGTGAATGTGAGATCGAAAATATTCGGGATGTTGCCGGAAAAACCAGTAAGACCATTTACGATGATTGCGCATCTTATTCTGGCGGGTTCTTTAACTTTGTTGATGGACTGGTATTTCCCTTTCTCCACCGGAGCGTTTGTTATTTGCGCCCTTCCACTTGGCTGTACGGATGCCATACCACTGAACTCAAGAGCAACCTCGCCAGTTTCCCTGTCACGAATCACATACTGGGGATGCAGAACGCTGTCGATGATCGAAAGCGGAGAGCCACCACCGATAGCATTGAATATGTCTGCTGTGTTTAAATCGATTATGCTCATCTACTCTCCATTAAACAAAAACCCAGCCGAAGCTGGGTTTAGTGAATTGGCTAGTTATCAAAAAGTCCGTACGTTTCTTCTTCTTCAGGAGTAAGGGGAAGAATCTCAATTCTATCTATAGATACCTTTTCAATGTACCCATGAGGTCTGCTTAAAATTAAAGCTCTCTCATGCCACAGAACTCCAAGAATGTGATACCTTCCAGCATCGCCTTTTACCCTGGCTCTTCCTTTGATTCTTGGCGGCATAATGCCATATTTTTTCTTTGCCATTATGCAACATTACTCCCATGAATCAGGTGTTGTAGTGCTTTAACACCTTCCGCATTGTAGCGGAATGCTTCCACCTGTTTGCTGGAATGTGCAGATTTATCCAGGAAGAACTTCCCGTACTGCTCAGTTTTGAGGTTGTTTGCGTTAGCAATGCGACCAATCTTGTTGGCCGTTACTCCAAGCTGCTCTGCAACCTCCCCTGCTGAGTAGTAATGCTCTTCTATTGCTGGAAGAGGTATTGCATTAAAACCAACGATCGGGTTGATTATGTTTGCTGCCGCAGTCTGCTTTGCTTCCGGCGCAAGATTTGGCATCAAATCGAACAGATTGGTAACAGCTTCAACCGTCATTTTCAATGTTCGCGCCTGGCGATACTCAACAAGTCCACTCGACGATTTACCGCTTTTAATGTGCGCTTCCTGCATACTTTCAAGTTTGTCTACAAGTGTTCGGCGAACTGCTTTAGATTCGCGAGCAGCAACACGAAGCGCCTGCTTGATAGTCATGGAGATAACATCAATGTCAGCCCCGTTTTTCCGACCTACACTTTTTGTGTAGGTCTCGCCCTCCAATTCATCCTCAATTTTCTCGATGAATTTGTTGTTACGTACTGATGGCTCTCCACATAACTTGCGAGCTTCATTAACCATCATCAGAAGACTTTGACTGTCAATGGTTTTATCCGTGACAACGGATCCGATGTTTGCTACATTCTTAAAAGTCATTAGGCATTCCTTATGTGGTAGTAAGGGTGTGACATAGGCCGCCAGCAGCACACTGGCGGTTTTTTTTTCACCGCCAGATGCGTCATTAATACAGATGAACAGAAGGCGGCAATTCTTTATTCTTAAGCCTTATCCATGCGGAAAGATTCGTTGGTCCGTCTGGCTCATTAATATCAACATCTCGTGTGTGGTTTATTAAAACGTCTCTCGCCATTCCGATAACATGCGAGAACTCATGACCATAGTCGTAGCATCTGCCGGAATAGTTCGATTGAATTTGTTTTAATGCCGGATACAGTTCGCGGAATAATGCCTGTGAACGGTTAGCATAATCCCATAGCCATACAAGGCTGTTTGCTTCTTTTGCAGAAAGCTCGTTGGTTTTCTTCTCTTGTTTGCCAATGAACTCACCTTCAAGCGGAACGCGAGCAGCAAGTGACAGTGCTTCGGTAAACTGCTCCTCACTGATTTCTTTGTACGAACATCCAAAATGGGATTTCAGTGACGACCACATGGTGATCATCGCCTTAGCCTGTTTTTCTTTTGGCAGAGACTGACCGCGACTCATGACGAGTTGTTTAATGGCTTCCTGCTGTTCAGTGGTGATTTTACCCGGCAACGCCTTTTTAGCTTTCGGTGTATTTCCGTAAGACCCCGTTTTACGAATGGATGGCAAAACTTAAGCTGTCACCCATTTGCGGAATTTGTGCGGGACTGAACCTTTATTGACGGCATCACGGCAGCGCAGAACCAATGTATACATACCTGATTCGCTCACAATGCTTAAATTCTGCTCACCACCAAGGGTGTAACTTAAAGTTACTCCCTTCTCATCGTCATCAAGTGCAGTAAGCGCCTTGCGTGAGTTAGTCAGAGTTAAAGCATCACAAACATCTTTTGCTACAAACCACGGCTCACCGCACTTGTTGATGACGCGGATTTCACTGTCACCGAATTTGAAGATGGTGAAATCGTTTTGTGCCTTTGCTATACTTTTCATGTCAATATTTCCCGATCAGATTTGTTGATGTAGAAGCCTCGCCAGTTCCCGCTGTCGGGGCTTCGTTATTTTTAGAGAGCATTCCGCATTTTCTCCCGGTACTTCAACCACCAAGCAAGTCCCTGAACCAACACTGAGTTTTCTGACATCCCCTCTTCCTTAGCGATGCGTTTCACCTCCTCCTTAAAACGGTACGGATACCGAAGAGTTGTCTTCACTTCATTCTTTTCCATTGATCACTCCTTTTTACGTAATGGCATTATGCCTTGAAAGCAATATGCCATCATTGAATATAAATAGCAATATGCCATCATTGTTTTTTTTGAGGTGATGTTATGGCTGAAAAGCAGGTTAAAGATTACGAAAAGTTTGTTGTGCGTTTCCCTGACGGGATGAGGGACGCGATTGCGGAGAGAGCCAAACGAAACGGGCGCTCTATGAACTCAGAGATTGTGCAGATACTGGAAGATGCCTTGAATGCAGAAAATACTCTTGGGGAAATAGCAGACAAAATCAACAGCGTCTCGGTTCCGCTAAATGTTGATGCGCTAGTTCAACTTCAAGCCCAGGTTATCGCCATGCAAAAAGAAATACAGGAAAAGTTCAGAGAGCAGAACGAAAAGTTGAGAGAACTGCTAAACAAAAAACCCACCTGACGGTGGGTTTTCATTTTTACCGTCCGACTTCAGTCAACAGGCACAAACAGAGAAAACGTTACAGGTGACTAAGGCATTGCACTGGAAAATGCCGCGTTTGTTGACGCCCGGCTAACTTGCTGATTGACACTTCTGGTAAGAGCATCAACTGTTGTCGGGTTACTGTTAACAACTACCGTGCCAATAGTTGTACTGCTGCTACGGCTGTTGTCAATTTTTGATGTTGTCTGGCTTGGTGTTGAAGCGATGCGTTGCTGCTGCTGATAGTAAGCCAGCGTCTCGTTTTCTTTTGCATTAAGAGCGGCGCGAATCTTTGGTACATATTCTCGCGTTTCTTTCGGCAGGGTGTTCCAGTATTTGGATGATGGTGAATCAAACCCGGCACTGGATATGTATTTTAACTTTTTGTCTACATTGCCCATCCCCCAGTTGTAAGCCATCAGCGCATGGTTAACATTGCCTTTATAGTGCTTTAGCAAATCCCTCATGAACCTTTCAGCAGCAGCGCGAGATTTCACTTCATCAAGACGCTCATCAATCCCATCCCCGACCTTTAACCCGTACGCTATGGCAGTATCCTTCATGAACTGATACGGACCAACGGCACCTTTCGGGCTGTAAAGTTTTTTACCACCACTCGATTCCACCTCACGAATGGCGTCAAGGAGAGAATCCATGCTTACTGGCTTTACTCCGTCAGGGAGAGGGATATCTGGCTGAATGTTATTGCCATAAATCTCATCTCCTCTACGCCCAAAATCAGTATCAAAACCCATGCTGCGCATGGTATCTCCAAGTTCACGTTTAGAGTAATCAAACGATCCTTTAGCAGCCCCCTCAATGTTTTCCCTGTCATTGTAGAGATACAAACCATATGCTATTAACCCTGCTAACCATGGAGGAAGGGCGCCCCCTGTAAGTTTGCTTCCTACATATGCTGCTGCCAATAGTTTCAGAGCCTCTTCCGCACCACCAACTGCCTTTGTGAATTGCTTCGTCATATTCCCGGCGTCATTGAAAAAGCCAATGATGTCGCCATGATGTTTCTCAATCCAGGAACCAAAAGCCTTCATCCCGTCAATAACGTCTGGAGCGAATGCCATGGCTAAATTTTGCTTTAATCGGGAAAACTCTGAATCAAGTTGCCCAAGGGTGGCAGCAACCTTCTCCTGCTCTTTTACCTGCTGTGCTGTAATACGGGATTTCTTTGTTTCTGAATCGACAAGCTGCTTAAGTTCCCCTGATTTTATTTTAGCAGCATCTGTCGGATCGAACCCTGCGGCAGCCATCACCTGCATCAGGTTTTCTTGAGAATGAGTCTTGCCATAGCGAGAAAATTCAGCAAGAGCCTTGTTTGGGTCGCCGAGCTTATTGATATCTAATCCGGTACGAGCTCCAAGAATCAGCAAATTTTGGGCAGCGCCAGTAAGCTCTCCCATAACAGTCGGATCGGCAATATTTGCCAAAGCCATTCTGGCATTCCCAGAAGATGAAATGAACGAGTCACCGTTAAGACCAGCCTGGCGAAATCCCCGCTGAACACCAAACATCTTATTAACATCAGAGCCGAAAAACTTGGCCTGTTGGCTGGCCCTCACAATTTCGTTGGCAGTAGATGTAAAAAGTTGCTTGATTCCATACAACCCTGCGCCAATTCCCAAAAATCCAGCGGCTGCTGTTGTCACGTTGCGGAAAGCTGAAACAGCGGTTTTACCGAACCTCTCCGTTTCCTGCCGCAGTTTTTCAAGTTCCTTTAGCCTTTCCTTCTCAGCCCTGGAAAGATCTTTGTTTAATTTACTAACTTCATCTTTTACTTTCCGTTTTCCATTCAGGAATTCATCGGCCTTAATTGTGACCTTGTAGGCCAACTCATTGATAATCATCGCTGCTCCTGATGTTTATTCCAGACCCGCTTGTTAAATGATTCCACCGAGATAATTTCCAGAAGGTTATACATATCACGAACAGATAACCGTTCCTGCAAATCGGTATAAGTGGCTTTTCCTGAACAGATAATGGCGTTCATTGATGGTGTGACGTTTACGGGGCTAACGAGTTTTGCCGGAAGAGTCTCCTCCTCCATGAACGGGTACTTCACTCTCCGGCGATCGTTAAAAAATCAAAATTGACTTTAAATACCTTATCCATTACCTGACGAATGGTTGATACCTCTTCAAAGTCGACAGGCTTCACGGTTCGCACCTGTCTGCTGCCTTCGTGTGTAATCACAATTTGCACAGTTGACATCAGGCGATCACGAAGTTTTCTGGCGACTTCCGGCGATGCAGCAGAAATAACATTCAGACCAAGGGTGGCAAGGCCAGCGCACCCCATGGCAATAACATCAGCAGGAATACCAGAGAATCCCGATTCCCCCATGGAGCGGAATAAATCCTGTGCCAGTTCGTCGGCATCCCATGCCGACATCTCTGTGATAATGAACTCCTTCCCATTGTCGCGATTATCGTCTTCCACGATAAAGGGGATTTCTTTACGTGCCATCAGATAGTGCTCCGTGTTACAGACTCAAAGTGAAATACTGCCGGGCGTGGTTGCAGTACGCGCCGACCCGGAGGAGTTGGTGTCCATGTATAAAGAACCCCGTTCACAAAATTCCACTTCGCGCCGAGAGCCGGAACTGTAAGCACCGCATTACACTGAAACGCTGAAATTGCAGTTCTCTCTGCTGCATACCAGTCATCAATCAGCGAGCCAGCATTAGATGTGGGCATCAGGTTGATGGTGAACTCTGTCGGGTTAAAGATAAAACCAGCATGGTATTTACCGTCCGCTGATATCATGTCTTCTTTGTTCTGTAGTGCGCCAGTTTCAAACATGTTATCAGCTGCGTAGTCGTCAACATCAAAACCGCCAGGGTAGTAAGCGGGTACGACGATTCGCAGCTTACTGTTTGCCGAGGTAATATCGATAGGCATGATTTATTCCCTTATAAAATCGCGGTTGAGGACATTGTGATGGACTGAATAAGTTGCCCATCGACATAATAAAAAATGACACCTTTCAGGTCGCGCTCAATGCGTGCAGATCCTGACTGTGTCGGGGTGTACAGGAACCAGCCCTGTGAATACAGCGTCGATGAGATATCTTTTCCAACTGTGTTATTCACAATTCTGGTTTGCGCATTATCAAGTTTCACGCCACGCTGAATAGCCCCGAAATTGAGAGCCTGTTCAGCAACATCAATAACAGCAGCAGAAACTGCGCCGTATCCTGTCTCATTGAACGGGTAAGACTGGTTATTGGTGAACAGGTTGGCAAAAGCACTAACCAGATTGGCATTAATCCATACCTGATTAATAAAACTGTCCAGCCATACAAACTTGCCAGTAATGGCACCATCAGATGCGTACTGCGCCATTGTTTTGTTCAGGCTGTATGAGCCGTAGAAGTTGTAACCGTTTGACTTCAGTGCCTGAGCAGTCGCCAGATCGCTGACGTTGGGTGCTAACCCTGAAAATCCACGGAACTTGAACGAGATACGCCCATTGGTGCGTGCAAAATCCACGGATGCAGCATATGCCAGTGCTGTAACGCTATACAGGTATGTTCCGTACACCGGAAAAATGTTCTCGTAGCCATTTGCCACAACCACTTTCTGCACAAAGCAATTGGCATTATTGGCTACCGTTCCTGCTGAAGTGGTGTCGTGAACAACATATCCAAATCGGTTTTTACTGCTGCTTGCCCATGCGCACAATTCTGTTTTCTGGTCATCGGTCAGTTCGACCAGCGAGTTAAACAGGATCCAGTTCTGGTTGACGTTGATGATGTTGTTCATCGTGTCTGTCAGCGTTACCGCATCAGAACCCAGTGATACAATCGCTGCGGAATCCTGCGTCAGTAACAACCCGGTAGCCAGAGCGCCAGCAGAGGCATAAGACACTTCACTCTCTGCGCCAGTAGTGGCAGAGCGAATGATGAATCGGTTAGCGATTGGCAACCATTCAACCACCACCTTGCTTGCACCAATTCCAACCTGCAACTTGGAAGCAATGTCACTAAAACTTGTGGCTGTGGACAAATCAATTGATGTGCTGGTAGTCGACTCACCGTCAATGGAAAGGGTGATTGTTCCTGCTGGAATTGCTTTCAGTGTTGCCAGGGAAACACCTTTCAGGTTGCCGGACAGAAGATACCCAGCCACTGGTGAAGTAACAATACGATACATCAGCAGTTCACCAGGAATAACGGATGAGTTTTCGTATCCGTTAAAATACTGTTGTGCGGCGAGGAATTCTTTCGATTCACTCCCCATCAAAGCTGATACATCAGATGAGGAGTAATAAGATTGTACCGCGCCAACCGGGATAAGCTCGTTATCGGTCAACATCAGGCCGTTAGCATCAACCGCAGAACCGGCAGGCGTAACGACATTGGGCGTGATATTAAAATCTACAGATAAAGGGATTGTGCTCATGGGCGGTTATCCACCTGTTCAGTTGAAATTTCTGCTTTGTCGAAATAGTCCTGCTGGAACGACACTGTGATGTGTGCTTGCAGGGAAAGAGTTAACGTGTAACGCTCCTGCCACTGACTCTCGGCGTTGATCATCGGCGCCTGAATGGCAGGAGATGAGTAAAGCGGCGCAAGCCGTGCATCAATAGCCTTGATGATGTCGTAGCCATATCCACTGGTGAATGTTGTTTCCAGTGCAATAGCTCTATCCCCTGCCCCCTGACCATAGATATCTACCTGAATATCAGCCTGGCGAACTTCCGTATATCCCATGGTGCTTGTGTCCGGAGAGCCGGTATCTTGCTTAAGCTCTCTCGTCGTGGATAGTCTGGTGAATCGCAAAGGGGTCAGGATACAGAACTGATCTTTGGGCATTGGTACACGGTTAGCCTGAGCCTGCAGGCATTTACCAGCGATAGGTTCTATGTAGCCAGCAAGTACATCGATAATATTATCGACAGTGAAATCATTCATGGGCTTACCTGCAATACAGCAATCAGCCGGCACCAGTCAGGCCACAACTCTATTGGCTCAACAACAAGCCATTGTTCCCCGTTAATCACGAAGATATCTCCGCCCTGCTCCAGTTCTCGCTGCACACTGAAGTAATTACCATTGACGTAAATCACTTTTGCCAGCCCCTGAATATTCAATCCATCGACGTGTTGCATGTCGCCGCGACTGATTGGCTGTAGTTGAATGGTAACGTTCTGGTCAGGGAGATAAGACGGAATCGGCTTGCGACCGGGGCCGATAGTTTCACCTGCATACTTTTTCAGGATTGCCGGGATGTTGGGGTTAATGCTTGTGATCGCGTTATTGGCTATCTGTCGAAGATTCAATTTCACCTACCTCATAATCAACAGCCCTTAACATGTCCCCGGTCCATATGAGAGGCTTGTTGTTGCTCATATCAACATCAACCTTTTTCACCGGACCGAAATAGCCCGGACCACCAAAAACATCTTCTCTGGCCTTCACTACATCCCACTTAGTCATTTCCGCCCTGTTATTAGGGAATCTACTTCTTAGAAGTACTGTTACCGGGCTTAATGGCGGCTCTTGAATAGTTCGAATGGATTCCTGGATGTCTGCTTTTATGATCTCGCCGATAAGATTCAGAACAGTATCCGTATCTCCGTCATGCGATTTCATGAGCTTTTCGACCTTTTCTGACCACTCTTCAGATTTAGAAGCTATAGCATTCCTGAAGAATGGCCTTGGCGGACTTCCACTTGCCGGGTTACCAAATTCGTTAGATGCTGCAACCATTGGCATAGAAGTACCATCTGGATAGGTGGCATCTTCAAGAAACCCGACCTTCAATTGCTTTGAGGACAACTCACTACCAACTGAATCAAGGAACTCCATCACCTTATCCATCAGTACCTCCGGTAATACCCATACGGGTAATTTGATGGAGAATGCCCGCTTATATACTGGAAGGTGCGAAACGGCGCCGTAGCATTCCAGTAATCAGCCCCGTACTTTGTTTGCATGTACCATGCTGAATTTGCTGTTCCCCCTGGCATATCGGCATGAACGCTAACCGCCCCCTCTGAAGCACTGTCGATTCTTCCAACCAATCCGGATGGAGACTGCCCATTCGCTCCTGAATACAAACAGGCGATATGGGCAACCAGCATATTTAGCAGCATTGAGCGTACAGCCAAATCCGACACACGACTTGAGTCTGTGTTATCGAGATAAATGGTTGCTTGCGTGAAATACTGCTGAAGAAGTGCGTCGTCGACAGATGAGAATTCAGGATAGCGTAGCTTAAATGCGGAGGGGGCAAATATTACGACGCCCATTTGCTGCTCCCGCTATTTTTCGTCAGCCTTTTTTACGCCCGGAGCCGGATTTTCCGGGTCAAGGCCTTCGAGGCCAGTTTTTGATTCTTTCAGATCTTTACCCTGCGCATTCAGACTGCGAATATCTTTCTGAATGAAGATTGCATTGTTCTGAATATACGCGGCATCCTTATAGGTCTCGATGAACTTATCCATGAAGTCTTTCTCGACCATGGTAACTCCGAAAGCCCCATCAGGAATTGCACCATCAAGACCACGGAGGGCAGTTGTTGCCGCCCCGTTAAGAATTACCGTTTTTCCATCCAGAGTGACCTGAAGGCCATTTGGCAATTTGCAGCCAACGCTTACCATTTCTGCCATGAATTAAACCCCCAACATGCTTGCAAATGCCAGCGGCTGGCGAATGATTGCGCCCCAGGTGCCGCCTGTTTTCTTTTGTTTATACGCGGACAGATCAACCACAACCGGATGTGCACGCATTTTTTCGGTAAATGCGCAGTAGCCGGTGTCCTGACCATCCAGATCGTCGGCAATCAACTGAACCAGTTCGCCGGATTCGGTTTTGTACTCAACAGCAGTGACAACACGCAGGTTCGGGAAGTTTTTCTTCAGCTGATCAGACACGTTGACGTTGTACATGTTGGTCTTGGTAAGATTTGCTTCTGACTCTGGAGACATCGCCAGCGTCATCTTGCTGTCCCGCTCAACGTACCCCTTGGTCTGCTTCACTAACTGCATGTAAAGCGCCTGGATATCGTCATACACCGCCTGACCGTCTTTAGTTGCCCAGGTAGTTCCGCTGCCAGTACCCGTTGCGCCCGGGGTGATTGATGCCGGAAGGTTAGGGTCATTCAGAATGCCGTAGTTCTTCAGACCAGCAACGCCGAAGAAGTAGGACTTGTTCTGAAACTTATTCAGGGTCAGCGCAGAAGCCGTATTCAGTTGTTGAGCCCATGCAATGCGGCCTTCACCGTAACGGTCAAGCTCCAGTTCACCCCACTGAGTAATGGTCTGGTATAGATAGGACTCACGAGCAACCCAGTTGACGTTAGCGTTTACCTGCCCATTATTGTTGTAGTCACCATAACTGGAAACCTGACCCGTTGATTCCACAACCGGGAATTGTGCGGTCATGGTGGTCCAGTCTCCCTTCTTCGTTTCCCCCAGAATTTCCACCGCTTTCATCGGAGTGACAAGGATGCGAATCAGTTCCGGGTCAACGTAATTAGTGAAGTACCATGGAATGCCAGAGTTGCTGGTTGTTACCAGTGAAGGCTGAGAGTCCATTGCATAGGAATAGCTATTAGCAACAGCATCCGTCAGATAGGCTTTGGCTTCCGGAAGGATTACACCGTAATCTCGCTCAGCCATAGCTTTATGTTGTAAAAATTCTGCGTTATTCATGTATTAGCTCCAGGTACCCATCTGAATCAATTCGCCAGCCTCGCCAGCACTGCCAACAACAAATTTTGTTTCAACGTAATCCGAAATTGACGCCCCGGCATCGCCAGCGGTAATGGTTCCATCTGACAGTTTGGCGAAAATCTTCTGCCCTACAGTTGCCGCACCGGCAGTTTTCACCCAGTAGTCACCAGCAGTCATCAATGTCATCTGAACTCCAGGCTGAATAGTCATAGATGATTCACCAAGCCATGTGGTGACAGACGCCTGCCCTTCCCGATGAACGAAACCGGCAGGAGCACCGGTTCCAGTGTTATTGACAACACCATTGCTTACCCATGCAAAGCGACCAACAACAACCCCATTTGCACCGGCAACAAGAGCGCCCTCACCTGCAAGAAGACTTGCTTTAGGGTTAGCCGAAGCGAAATCTCCTTCAACTCCCGGTGCCTGTTGCTGATTAATTACACTTTGAAAGCCACTCATTTCTTAGCTCCGTTTCAGTTTAGTTGCGCCAGGAAATGCCTTGGCGAAAGAATTGGTTGCGGCAGCATCCATACCCATACCATGAGATGGTTTGCGAACTACCGCTTTCTGGCTGATAGCGAATTCAACCATCGATTTAAGTGCTGAAGGATGAACTCCTTTATGTTCTGCACCGATTGAATCAAGAGCGAATCGGTAAATAGACTCTGCGGAATCCATTGCTACTATGCTCACATCGCCTACCAGAGGGCGAACGCATTCTCGAGCCTCATTGGCTTGACGGATACGCCCCATCACATTCTCTTCAGCTTTTCGAATCAATGCGGCATCCATAGCTGCTTTATTCTCATCATCGTCTTCATCCTCGGCAGTCTTTTTATCCTTGCCGTCATCATTTTCGTCTTCCGCTTCTTTGCGGTCACGATCACGATCCTTTCGCTCACGTTCTTCACGCTCTTTTAGTTCATCCTCTTCACGTTTCAGACGCTCTGCTTCTGACTCATTATCTCTCTCAGCCTGAGTGGCTTCGTCTTCAACAACCTTTTGCACTTTCTTTTCCACTTCTTCTGGCTTCTCATCACTGGCCAGCATCGGCGTGATAACTGCCATCAACTTTTTAGTAAGTTCTGACATTGATTTCATTCCTGTTGGTATTGAATCCCCGACAACAACGTCGGATCCGGCTCTTCCCTCTGTTACGAGAGCAACGTGGTTCCCGACGATATCGCGCATTACACCATCGTATGGCTGTCCTTCATGCACGCCGGGGGTCATGTCAGCTACATATCTGTAGGCCGACGAAAGTTCTTTCTTCTCGTCTGTCTCGATTCCAGCGATAGAATCTGCGTCCCAGACAACAAGCGAATTCTTGAGATAAGTCCCGTCAAACTCAGCATCAGTACCAGTAGAACCAACCACAGCCATTTTATGAGGGTCTGAAGCAGTAACCGGAATGTGTTCGTTAAGGAGCGGGATGTTGTTGAATGTAGATGCTGCTTTGGCTAACTCTTTCGGGTCACGAAGCAGGTAGTAAACCTTGTCAGGCTGTAAACCTAGCGATCTGTAATTAGGGATTTCACGTCCATAATAAGGACAAACGTTAGCCTTACTGATTGGCGTCACTTCGATATGCAAACGCCCATCCTTATCAAAGGAGCGCACCGTTGCCTTGTCGAATGCCAATCCGTGATATCCCCATTGCCAGTCGCCTTTAACTTTGCGTAATGGCATGCTTTTACCTTTCGGCAGGCAATAAAAAAGCCGCAGTAGCGGCCATTATTTCCTCTTGGGCATAGCTATTTTCAGTAGTGCAATCATTAAGCAACCAAAAATCAACACTAAGCCCAGAGACCATAAAACCTCAATCATTTTCTATCTATCCCAGGGATAACAGGAGACCACGTACAACGGCAGTTGATAGCCTCTCCCGGCAGCACCCATTCACCATCGAGATACAGCCCTTTATCGAGGTCGAACTCTTTACCGTCAGCTTTCACATGGGATGGCCTTGGCTGCTTCCCGGCGTGTGAGTGACGCCAGATTCCTTTGGTGATTCCTAACTTCTTCTGCCGTTCAGACTGAATTACCGCTGTAGCTTTGTTGTTCTGATCGCGTGCAATCGTCTCAGCGCGTCTGCGTGTAATGCCATATCGCTTAACCAGTTCATCAGTGAGATAGCTAAGGTCACGACCACGGCTGACAGACTGCATGACTATCGTCTCAACCTGTGTGTGATAGTGTTCAGGTATGGATTTAATCAGGTTGACGTTCTCGTTAACGACAGCCTGCATCACGTTCTTAAGCTCGTCATTCATTGTGAACTTAACGGTAAATCCGCCATCCTTTAACGCTGAGTGTAACGAAACGTCGGTGTTGCGCAGTGTCTTATCAACGAAGCGATCAGCCAGTTTCTTAGCCAGTTCATTGAATTTATGCTCCCACTGCTTGCCAAGATTAGCCAGCCTGCGCTTCAATTCATTTGCGGGGCTGGCATCAATCGCCATGCTGTCTTTGTATGCAGCCTCAAGCCAGTACCGGTAAGACTTATTCATCTCACTGACCAGCTTGAGAAGCTCAGAGCGATACCACTCATGAACTCCGGCGTTAGCTCTGACTGGACGAAGGGTTTTCCGTGTCTTCGAATCCTTCTTCGATGGACTCGTTTTCGTACTCTTCTTCGTCATATTCTGATTCCATCATGTGGTATGGGCTGGCCTTATCCGACTGGCGCATGCTTCTTATTGCATCAAGGTCGAACACGCCAGCTTCGGCATAGTTCTTGTCAGCCTCAGACTGATGTTTCATGATCTCGGCTTTCTCTGCTTCTGTAAGCTCATACAGAGGCAGGAACTCAAAATCAATGTCAGGATCAATCTCGCCAAATTCGTTTAACTGGATAACATCCAGTACTGTTTTCAGTGGTACTCTGAACAGATTCTCCTGCATGGCGTGGATTGAGTCATAGAAGACGCGGATTTCTCCATCAGATGAAGCGTTTAGCCCGTTAGGAGTGATGCCAAGGAGCTTAACCAGAGGAATGCTTGATACCGATGCCATTTGTTCCTGCGCTTGCGCCTGAAGAGCATCAACTCCGGACAGACTTGTCACAAACTGGAAGAATTCTTCTCCATCCTTATCAATAAGGAACATTCCGCGATTGTCGCGAACCTTATTAAAGAGCTCGGCACGCATAAACAGGTTTGGGTCTGCAATTCCAGACAAGGCATTCTGCATGTTCGTCTTCAGTCCATAGACCACAAACGAATGAACCAGATCGCTAACGCTGTCACGCGTTCTCAACCAGTTCTGCACGTATGGCTCTGCCATCTGACTCAGCGACAAGCCGCCGAAGTTGTACGCAGCTTTGAGAATGTCTGGCACCTGTCGAGAAATCATTGTCAACATACGGCTGGCGTGAACCGTGCGCCCCATGACATACCATTCAGATGGATTGAAGAAATCAGGACTGAGAGGGTTATCAGCGTTATACACACCAGGGTATGTCCACATGGCCTCGATAACGCGGAAACCATTCAGGCTTCCTTTGGTAATCTTGCGCGGGCTGATATAGAGCTTCTTATCCAGTTCGTCGGGAACCAGCCAGGCTGAGTTACCGCTTGGCGTCTTCACGTCGATATAAATCTGTCCGCGCCCGAAGTAACCGTCATGTTCCGCCGCCTCGCGAAACTTCTCTCGCACTCTGAAACGCTTTAATGCGTCGTCAAGCTGGCGAATCTTATCGGCCTTGTCGTAACCATCGTCTTTACCTACATGTTTCAGCTCAATCCATTTTCGCGTCATCTCTTCTGCTATCGTGCCAGTAATCTTGCGATACTCCGGCAACTGAGCAAGTTGAGACAGATATGGGTAGCCAGGAAACCCACCGTAGCCATATGCGGTGATGTTTGCTGAATTAAGGTAACTGTACGGTGTGGAGTCCATCGCCAGGGCTGACTCCCCAATATGTTCAGGAATAACGCCTGGCGGGGGTACGTATCGCTCAATTCTACGCAATGCCTCGCCTTCATTTTTAATTCGCTCCTGTTCGTTAATAATCGCAAGAACATTAGCCAGAGACATTGGCTGTTTCGCCTCTTCTTTCTGAGGCTCAGATTTTTTCTTTCTCAAAAAATTAAACACTATGCGAGCCTCAAAAGGTCTTCAGATATACGTAACGGACCATTGCCATTTTTCATCTCATCGATGGCATCCATCATCGGATCAAGCTGGTCGTCGTGCGTATTGAAATCAGGATTAATAGCTTCCATCTCAACGAGGAAGTCGTTGATGAATGGTGCGCTGCTGGGCAACTTGATGTAACCGGACTCGATATAACCCTGTACGTCCATCAGTCGCGTGTACTTATCCTTATCGCGCTGAATTGCTTTGATGGGGCATATCGCTTTTTTACGGATGTTCTGTATCAGGCCTGTGCCAGATGACTTGTCCTCTATCGCCATATGGCGAAGCGGCCCATTCTTCAGAGTTTTGCACTTTTCCCAGAATGCAACAGCACGGCGTTGTAATTCATCGGCCTCCCATTTACCGCGAATCATATCTATCAGATAGATGTACCCGTCAGTACCAAGCCCCCAGTGCTCGAATACAGAGAAGTCGTTGACCTCTTTTGTTTTCTGTGCGGTGTCTCCATAGACGGCACGCCATTGCATGGGAGGAAGTACCGAATATTCACCAAACCATTCAGACTTAATAAGCCCCCCGCCTTTGGCGGTTGGTCGTTGCTGATAAAGAGCATTCCATACAAGGGAACCGCGCTGTTTGCATTTCTCTACGAACTCTCTCGGCATGCGCTCAGGGAACAGAATTTCACCGGGATTGCGCAATCGATATACGTTACCGTTGAGCTCATGAATCTCTTCCTTTTCAGCTTCCATAGGGAAGCTAACTACGCGCCAGCGTTCCCCGCCTTCTTCTGCCAGTTTTAATAACTGTCCGGCGAGATCGTTTTGATGCCAGCGTGTCAGGATGATGACGATGCCGTTTATCTTCGGGTCAACACGAGTGAAGAATGTCGTGTCATACCAGTCCATCACCGCTTCCTGGTAAGTTGGTGACGATGCGGTTTTGTAATCTTTCGCGGGGTCATCAATAACCCCAATGTTCATACCCTGCCCGGTGATGCCCCCGTTAACACCAGCAGAACGATATGAGCCGCCGTGTAATTCGCCTTTGGCATCCACTGGTTCCCATAGCTCGGTTTTGTTGATGCCTCCCGCCAAACTGCGTCCTGAAGGTATTTTCACGTCAGGGAAAACATCAGCGTACTTGTCAGAGGTGATAATGCGTTTAACGTCACGGCTCATTCGGTCTGACAGGTCAGAAGAATATGAGCACGAGATAATGTTCCATGATGGATGCTGTCCTAACACATACGCTGGGAAGCGGCGAGAGCACAACTCACTCTTTCCTGAGCGCGGAGGGGCAAACACCATTAGCCTGGGCATGTTTCCGGCTTTAACTTCATCCAGAAAGTGATCTAGCTCAGCACAAAGCAGCTCGTTAAACCAACCTGTTTCGTATTGCGGATTAGTGTACAAAGTGAAATCGAGAAGGTTTTTTCTTGCTGAGCGAATAGCCAGCTCTTTGTGCAACTCATAAATCTGAGCGTTTCGATTCAAGCTGATTGGAGCGCCTGCCATTACCAAGCTCCTTCAGTTTCTCTTCAAGTAACTCTTCTGACATATCGGCATAACGAACAGGCCCGCCATCAGCGCCAGTTATTTCTGTAGATGTTTGCTCTTTAAACGCCTGAACAGAAACATGCTTACCAAGAAGTTCGAGGTTTTTAACCTTATCAGGCCATTTGATTTTCTTCAGGAGTGCTGCACTATCTGCGGATACCATCTCCACGACATCCATTCCTGATAGCGTTGTGCGCCATACCTTAGGCCAGTCTTTAATGGGCTTTAGCTCACCGTTTTGCAGGAGAATGTCGAGCACATCCATCTGGTCGATTTCAATAAGGCGATTAAGTACATATTCTGCATTAATACCAACAAGATCATTGCGTTGCGCTTTCAGTTCGGCGATTCTTAACTTGATGTCAGGTTTTGACAGGTTTTCGGATGCGGTACGGTTAGCTGTCTTTGCGCTGTACCCCGCCCGAATAGCCGCTTGCGTGGCGTTTAAATCGATGAGGTACTCGCGACAGAACATCTCTTGTTTGTCGGTGAGTGCCATGACAAAGTCTCAATTGGATTGAAAATGAGTGATTTATTACTAATTAAAAACTGGTTAATTGACCATCATGCACTATCGATTTTCTTTGGGTTTTTATCGGCTGGGTTATGGATCAAATCAGCAACAGCCAAAGTCAAAACAGGTAGAAGCACCGTTGTAGCAATTACATTTGATGATCCCAAAAAAAATGTAGATCTTCACGAATTTTTCTTAACTGCGCGGTTACAGTCTAAATATAACTCATATGCAGCTTTCGCTGCTGCTGTAACTGTGATTTTGCAAATGGCTGGCTATTAGAAAACCTTAACCAGGATATTATTTACCTTTATCAATATCAGTTAACGGCTCAAAGTGTAATGGTTCCACATTCTCCTAATGGAGTTATTTACTCGCCCGTCTCGGTAGCCAGCTGCATAAAGCCATTAACCAGCTCAGGCTGACGTCGTGACGTCTTGCCCGTAAAGGTTTCGCCTGTTTGGGTTTGGTAGATGTCGGACATTGAGAGCCTCTTTATCTGCTTGTGGGGATATATGGTTAATTATCCTCTGTAGGGGATACTGCCATCACAATGGGGAGAATCATCGTAATGGCAATAAAAACCGCCCATAGGCAGTTAATCTGAAAGACCAAATTTCTTTTTTGCGTAGGATTTTAGAAGCTCTACACCAACATCTTTCAATACCGATAATGGTTGATCGCTAATTGTTTTTAGCTTCTTAAAAACATCCTTTTGTTGAAGGGTTTCTGCAAACTCTTGGCCTGATGACGTGAGTCTTACATTGGCTGGCCATTCACGGATTTCATTAAGCCCAATAGTAAGTCCTAATTTCTTAGGATCGCCTATTTCTAGAAAATGGTTACTGATATAACCTCTCTCAATCAATTGGTAGTAATGAAAGAGCCCTTTATCGCTGCTTATTTCGTATCCAGCTTTTTTAAGGTCATTAGCTGATATCAATGGTCCGCCAGCCTTAATAAAGACCCCTAACATTCCCTTCAAGTATTCCAGATCGGTCTGCATAAATTACCTCCATCCTGAGAAATAGAGATAATATTACCCTTAAAATTCTTCATTAACACTAATTTGAACACTGCTCTTTGATGTAGTCCTGCAAGTAGCCGACCTGCTTCGTCACTGTGACGATTCGCTCTCTGAGGGTGAAATAATCCCGTTCAGCGGAGTCAGTAAGTCCGGGGCTGGAAGCATCGCCCAAGCTGCCGGTGCCGGTCTTTCCGCTCGCTGGACATCGGGCATTGAAGTGCAGCCCACACTTGCCAGTGCGAACACAACGCTGCAGATCATCAAGCTGCTTTTTCGCATCAGCTAGTTCTCCGGTGTATTTAGCATCGAGTGCATCAGCATCACGCTGGCGCTGCTGCATGTCAGTAATTGCCGCGTTCGCCAGCTTCAGTTCTCTGGCATTTTTGTCGCGCTGGGCTTTGTAGGTAATGGCGTTATCACGGTAATGATTAACAGCCCATGACAGGCAGACGATGATACAGATAACCAGAGCAGAGATAATCGCGGTTACTCTGCTCATTGTTGCCCCCACAAACAGACTTCACGCTCAATCTCACGGCGAGTCATCAGCCCTTTCCATTGCTTACCGCCAGCATATGTCCAACGACGTAGCTGGTCACATGCGCCTTTGATATCGCCCTGGTTTATTTTGCGAAGAAGCGTCGATGTTTTGAAATTGCCAGCACCCACGTTGTAGACGAACGAGTAAAGAGCGCCGCGCGTTGTTTCCGGTATATCGACTTTGATGTACGGGTTAATTTGTCTGGCGACCGTGGCAAGGTCTTTATTCAGGAGGGCTTTGCATTCTGCTTCGGTATACGTTTTACCGAGCATGATGTCTTTTCCGGTGTGTCCGTGACATACAGTCCATACACCAACAATATCTTTGTATGGTATGTAGCTGACACCTTCCAGACCATCGTTACCACTCGGTCCAGTGATTAACACAGATGCTATAGCAATAGCCCCGCCACCAATAGCAGCTGCAACAGCTTTTCGTAATGACGGAGGCATTATTCACCTCTCGCAGCCTTTCTTCTGTCTTCTCTGATTTTGAAGTACAGATTTGTCAGATAAGTCAAAAAGCCCAGAACTAGACTTCCCAGCACACCAATTGCAGCCCACTGTGACGGACTGACCTGATCCAACCACTGTAAAAACCAGTATCCCGCACTACCAGCGGATGTTCCGTAGGCAATGCCAGTAGAGATTTTGTCCATTGATTTCATAGCAACGCCTCCGCAAGTAACGGATTGCGTAGTTCTTATATTGGGAAGGGGAAAAAAGAAGGCCGCGGCATAACTATCACTGATGAGTTCAGGATAGCCAGTGGCTACGGCTCAGTTATGGTGCTGGTTAACGGACTTGAACCGCTACCCATTCGCTTACAAGGCGACTGCTCTACCATTGGAGCTAAACCAGCATATTTGGCGGGACAGCGTGGACTCGAACCACGATAAGAAGGTTAACAGCCTTCCGTAATGACCTTTATACGACTGACCCAAATAAAAAAAGCCACCGTTGCAACTTAAGAGTCACTAACGGCAGCTTACATCTTTAAACGGTATGATATTTCATTCTGGCTGCCTCAAAAGCCGCAGCGGCAAGTTCTGCTGTGTCATGGTATCCAAGGTTAATACACTTTCCAGACGCATTAATTCTTGCTCTCCATTTCCCGTACTTAGCATCCCAAGACACGCCACGGTACCCAGATTTATTATTCTTCTGAATTTTCCTGTTCTGCATATTTTCGGAATGAGTGACAAGACGAAGATTTGATATCCGGTTATCTGTTCTTACCCTGTTGATGTGATCAATAATGCCATCGGGCATGGTGCCATAAACAATCAACCATGCCAGTCTGTGAGCAGGGTATGCTTTACCATTAAGCATAATCATTAAATACCCACCAGAACTTATTGATGAGCATTTCTTGAAAGCAAAACGAGAGTTCCATGTCAAAGTAGTCCTCTCTCTCCCCCGCCTCCATTTCCAGTGAAAGTCGCCTGATGATGGATTGTAATCAACAACAGAAAGCACCATTTCTGGCGTTAATTTTATTCTTTCATCGCTTTACCTTAGGGATAGAGCCTGTTCGCGTAGATATGACAGCCAAGAGCGGAGCGATGTTTCCACCACCATATCTCAGGCCCATATCACTAAGACTCTTGTTTTGATTGCACGCGAATGCAAAAAAGCCCACAGGAGGTGGGCTTGTGATGGTTGCTGAATGCAAAAGCAGCAGCATATGCGAATAGTGTTGCTCATTTGCTCAATGATGTCAACACGTTCTATGCTACATGTTTAATTTTCTCTACACGTTTCCGGTTTTTAAACGCACTATCCAGAACCGGGTAAATCATAAACAACGAGGCATTAAGGATTTCGTCAACTTCCCGTCGACAGGTTGCGAGCGATGGTTTTTGAATGCGCCCGCCGCCCCGGCATAACATCTTGCGAGGTCTTGCGACGCGATGATAGTAAGATGCAATGGCGTGCCTGGAAGAACCATGAGCGTAGTAGCTGAGGAGGATGCCAAAGGCTTTCTTGTCAATGTACATGACGGAATCGACGACCTGAGAAATCAACATTCCATCATCATCATTACACATTGGCCTTGTCATAACTCTTCCCGGCTCTACGCTCTCCATGAACTTCGCTATTACGCTGCTCATGCGCTTTTCCAGACGACCTGAATAAACCCATGCGCCCCACAGTTCAAGCCAGCCATTCAGCCACTCATGCTGTTCTTTGGTGAGGTTTAGTTCTCTTATGCCCACGCGCCTTCTCCCTGTACCTGAATCAATGTGAGATTTCCGCAGAACACTGCCCCAGTATCGATATACATCTGGTTGGCAAATTTGAGTGGTTTCACTGCTGGCGTATGACCAAAGATAAACGTGTCCGCGCCTTTAATTTCTTTAACGATCCCGTCTTGTGAGTTGCTGATTCGTTCGCGGTTCCAGATTACCTGCTGATGATCAACTGGCTTTCCAAATTCGTATTCGTCACAAGGATAATCGGCGTGGCAGATGACATATTTTTTACCTTTGCTCACCAGTTCGATGATTAACGGAAGTTCTTCTGCTTTATGGGCAAGAGCTTTAGCCAGAATTTCTTTGTCGTAATCGAGATTAAAGAACCAGCCACCGCCATTAAGCAGCCAGTGATTAACGTTTCCACGCTCTGATAAGCCATCAATCATCATTTGCTCATGGTTTCCACGTACAGCTCTGAACCAGGGGAATGTGATTAATTCCAGGCATTCAACGTTCTCTGCACCACGATCAACCAAATCGCCCACCGAGATAAGCAGGTCTTTTTTGTTGTCGAATCCAATCGTATCCAGTTTGTTCATCAGGTTCGTGTAGCATCCGTGCAGATCGCCAACTACCCAAATATTTCGGTATTTTCTGCCATCAATTCTTTCGTAGATATTCATGCAGCCTCACTTCTGCTGTTTCGCAGTTTTTTAAGTTTCTGTTGATACTCCGCCTTGATGGTCCTGCACTCTTCGACAGTCCAGCGATGGCGGTTATGGTTTGATTCGATTTCGTCTACTGCTTCCTGCCCGATGCGGTTAATCAGTTCGACGCGATACGGAACGAGATTTCCGCTTTTGTGCTGGTTGCACACCACGCATTGCTTGTGAATATTGCGTTCATCAAATCGGAGTTGAGGTGCCGCAGCAGTTGTCCGGTAATGTCCGGCATCCCACTGAGCAGACGTGAGCGTTCCGCACGAGATACATGGTAAGTCGCAGTCTCTTTCTCTGATGAAGGCGTTTACGGCTTGTTGGGCTTGTTTAATCCAGTAACTGCGGGGCTTTAAGGCGAGTTTTCGAATCTTCAGTTTATCTTTCTGTTTCTGCTCCTCTCGTCGTCGTTTCTTCTCTGCTGCTTTTTCCGCTTTTTCGCGTTCTTTACTTCGTCGTTCGAGTGCTATCTTGGTTCCACACTCTGGAGAGCACCACCACTGATTAGCGAATGCAGGGTGAAACCATTCCCGACATTCATCGTTTTTACATCGTCTTCGCGCTGGTTTAGCCATCGTCTTCTTCCTCGTACATTGAGCTATTCGGATCGCTCATCAGTTCTGCGCAGCAATCGGAGCACACGTGAACTTCCAGCACATGCAGCTTCTTACCGCAGTTAGCGCACGTTAAAGCCCGCTCGACGCTTTCTTTCTGGTATTGAAGAGATTGGGATGGACTAAGCATGGCTTTCACCATTAAAAAGTCGCTTGTAAGCATCAATGTCTCGTTTTGCTTCACCAAGCTTTCGTCTTAATTCCATGTTTTCTGATTCAAGCTTTTCCATGTCTTGCTGGTATCTATCGCGGTGTTCTTTCCATGCTTTTCGATATGCCTTCATGTATGTCGTATTGGCCTTTCTCTTTGCCTGACGAACTGCGTGGTGGTTTTTCACAAACCAGTCAGGGTCGTTAAATGCTGCTCTGGCGCATGTATACCAATAATTTGTTGCCTCCCTGTTTAGCCAATAAATACTGATAAATGGCAACTGGATAGACACCATTTTTCGTTGTGACTCTTTCTCGCCAAACATGTGGCCTTTTTTGATGCTAAGGCCAAATCCAGGTTGAATTAAAAGCATTGTCATTTCCTCGCACGTTCTCTAAGCCACCGGATATCCCACAGGTGAGCCGTGTAGTTGAAGGTTTTTACGTCAGATTCTTTTGGGATTGGCTTGCGTTTATTTCTGGAGCGTTTCGTTGGAAGGTATTTGCAGTTTTCGCAGATGATGTCGGTGATACTTCTTCGCTGTCGCCTCATGCCGCCCTTCTGACGCCCTGCCCGATCGCCATCAATGCCGCTTTGGATACGGTAGTAAACATCCGTCGAGGACTGATGAACGGTCGCCAAATCAGCAGCATGGAACCTTTGCTGTTTCCCTTCTTCTCCAGCCCTGTCGATGGTTCGATAAAATTAATCCGTCCATCAGTGATGATGCGAACTTCGTCAACACTCTCCAGAGCCTTGCTGAACCATCCGACTGACATATCCTCTGGCACAAGCATCACTACCGTCTGTCGCTGTTGTATGCACTGCTCAGCGGCTTTTTCCACCCACGGCCTGATATTGCTGTACGGTGGGTTATTCCAGATTGCACCGTGGCTTACCCACTCAGAATTGAGCGCGTCGTCGACCTCAGTTAGCCAGTGAGCGCACAGAGCGTTTTTGTCGCTCGCAGCTGAATCCAGCCAGAATCCAAACTCAATATCCAGTGCATCAAAAAGCCAAAGCGGCGTTTGCCAGCAGTCCTTGTCGTGTGCTGGCGTATTTGATTTGATAGTCATGCAGCCCGATCTCCCCATCTCGCTTTCCACTCCAGAGCCAGTCTCGCTTCGTCTGACCACTTAACGCCACGCTCTGTACCGAATGCCTGTATAAGCTCTAATAGCTCCGCAAATTCGCCTACACGCATCCTGCTGGTTGACTGGCCTATTACCACAAAGCCATTCCCGGCAAGGTTAGGAACAACATCCTGCTGCTTTAATGCTGCGGTAAACACACACTTCCAGCTTTCTGCATCCAGCCAGCGACCATGCCATTCAACCTGACGAGAGACGTCACCTAAGCAGGCCCATAGCTTCCTGTTTTGGTCTAAGCTGCGGTTGCGTTCCTGAATGGTTACTACGATTGGTTTGGTTGGGTCTGGAAGAATTTGCTGTACTGCGTGAATAGCGTTTTGCTGATGTGCTGGAGATCGAATTTCAAAGGTTAGTTTTTTCATGACTTCCCTCTCTCCCAAATAAAAAGGCCTGCGATTATCAGCAGGCCTGTTATTAACTCAGTGATGTAGATGGTCATACGTCAGCCCCTTGTGCATATCGTCTGCCACGCGCAGCAGGTGCATTTGATGCTGTGCAAATCTGTCTGGCTTCATCCTGGTCACATGCAACAAAGTGTCCGTTGCAGAACCGCTGGTAAACCGTACCAAGTGAGCCAAAACGGTTTTTCGTCACGATGATTTCAGCAAATGGCGCGGCGCTACTGTTCTCGTCATATACCGCTTCCCGATAGAGCATGATGATTGAGTCTGCGTCCTGCTCAATGCTTCCTGAATCACGCAAATCTGCGTTTGTCGGGCGTTTATTTGGTCGCTTCTCAACATCGCGCGAAAGCTGACTCAGGGAGATAACAGGCGTTTTCAGGTCTTTCGCCATCGCCTTCAGGCTTCCGGAGATGTGAGCAATTGCAAGGTCGTTGCGGTCTGCTTTCGGCTTCTCAATCAGGCCAAGATAATCCACCATGATGAGTGACAGGTTTGGATTTTCCTGTTTGTGCCGCTCTGCGATTGAGCGAATTTCTTCTACCGATAACCGCGAGGCATCGACTACCCATACATCCAAATCTGCAAGCTGACTCATGCCGTTAGCAACGCGCGCCCAGCCTTCGTCATCCATCGATGCAGGATTTCGCAGCACGCTAACCGACATCCTCCCGGCGTTGGCAATGCTCCGCTCTGCAATCTGCAATGCGCTCATTTCCATTGAGAAAATCAATACTCCGCGCCGGACGTCAGAACCAGGAATAACGCGGCTTGCAACACCTTCGGCAATCTTCAGCGCCAGTTCGGTTTTCCCCATACCAGGACGAGCGGCGATAATCACCAGGTCTTCCGCGTTCATCCCTCCGGTGATAGCGTCAAGTTCTTCGATTCCGGTCTTCAGGGTATCGGACTCTTCTCCGTTCCTCAGACGCCTGTCAAGCGTGTCAGTGTAGTCAGTAATGATTTCCCCTAACCGTACAGGTTTAACCTCGTCACTGGGCTTTCTGATGGCTGAAAGACGCTTTACAAGCTCATCCATCGCCTGACTCGATGCGTCGATGGTTCCGCTCTGAATTGGTTCACGCATTTCATCCATGATTTCCAGCACCAGACGGCGGTGATAGTTATCCGCGACCATTCCGGCATATCCCTTCAGGTTTGCGGCGCTCGGGCAGTTTTTGCTGGTCATCAGGATTGACGTGAAATGCTCCTCTCCGCACGCCTCGGCAACCATCAGCGCGTCGATTATGTTTCTGTTTCGCGCCTGCTTGCGGATAACCTCGAAGGCTTTCCGGTAGAGCGGAATTGAAAACGCTTCCGGCTCCAGCGTTGCAAGAACGTCACTGGCGGTTGGAGTTAATCCACCAATCAGCAGGCCACCGATAACGCTCGCTTCGATATCCTGTTTCATGCAATCCCCCTGTCTGCAAACTTCCCTTCCCGTACTCCCATTAACGAATCTTCCCTCAGCAGGTAATCAAAATCAGCTGTCCAGCCCGTGTCGTTGTCTCCGAAGTAAAACGGCTTGGCCTGATGCACAAACGCCCTGACATACGCTCTGAAACCGTCCACGTTTGGCGTTTTCAGTTGCGGGATGATTTTCTTCAGGCGGCGTTTGCGTTTCTCGTTGACCGCAACAGCGTGTGGCAGTCTGTCACCGACTTCGGTGTTGTAGGCGTTCAGGAAGGATTCGTAGTCGATTCGTTCTGCCTTGCGACGTTCAGGTTTAACCTGCCCATCGCCGCCCCCGTTAGGGGGTAAGGGGGTATTTGTATTTATTGTCTTTTGTATATTGTCTTTTGTGTTTAGCTGACTTGGCTTATACCCATTAGCCGACTTGGCTAATGTTTTATTAGCTGTTTTAGCTAATGTTAAGCTGTCCTGGCTAATCCACTGCGAAACCACCTTGTTCACTCCGATTTTCACGCCATCAGCAATGAGGAATTTTCGCTCAATAAGCTGGCGCTTGGCAGCGCAAACATGAGTGTGATGAATACCTGTCATGGCTGCTATCTGCGTGTTTGTGAGTCGATCCATCGGCTTATTGAATCCGTATGTCTTGCGCATGATAGCGAGCATCACCTTCAACTGCCGGACGGTTAAATCAGCCATCAGCAGACTGTCGGTAATCTCGTTAGCAACGCGCATGAAACCATCTTCGGTATCTGCCACGCGATGCTCCACGACCTCCAGTTGAGGCCTGTAATCAGCTAACTTAACGACGCCCATGTTTCACTCCTGCTTTGGCTAGTCTGTAAACACCAACAAGGCGCTCTGCGAACGCCCTGTTATTTGCTGCGGCTACCACTAATCCCTCAGGTGAATCAGGGTGTCGAATCTCTTCTTTTTCCTGGTATTTCTTACGACGTTTTGTCATAATTACTCCTGTGGATTGATCCAGTAATTCCCTCAGAATTGCATCTGGATTTGTTCAGAACGCTCGGTCTTGCACACCGGGCGTTTTTTATTGGTGAGAATCGAAGCAACTTGTCGTGCCAATCGAGCCATGTCGTCGTCGACGACACCCCATTCAAGAACAGCAAGCAGCATTGAGAACTTTGGAATCCAGTCCCTCTTCCACCTGCTGATCTGCGACTTATCAACTCCCACAGCTTCCGCTGTCTTCTCAGTTCCAAGCATTGCGATTTTGTTAAGCAACGCACTCTCGATTCTTAGAGCCTCGTTGCGTTTGTTTGCACGAACCATATGTAAGTATTTCCTTAACAAATAAGAAGTTATGCGCATCAACTTATGCGCGTTGTATTCCCGCATTTCGGCGGGAATGAGGACCATGACTGTTAAAGAGCGGTGTTACTTATGCAGTTGTTTTTTTGTTGCTTGGGAAGGGCTTTATTTCTTCCGCATAAACGCTTCCATCAGCGTTTATAGTTAAAAAAATATTTCGGCCTGCATGAATGGCCTTGTTGATCGCGCTTTGATATACGCCGAGATCTTTAGCTGTCTTGGTTTGCCCAAAGCGCATTGCATAATCTTTCAGGGTTATGCGTTGTTCCATACAACCTCCTTAGTACATGCAACCATTATCACCGCCAGAGGTAAAATAGTCAACACGCACGGTGTTAGATATTTATCCCTTGCGGTGATAGATTTAACGTATGAGCGCAAAAAAGAAACCATTAACACAAGAGCAGCTTGAGGACGCACGTCGCCTTAAAGCTATTTATGAAAAAAAGAAAAATGAACTTGGCTTATCCCAGGAATCTGTCGCAGACAAGATGGGGATGGGGCAGTCAGGCGTTGGTGCTTTATTTAATGGCATCAATGCATTAAATGCTTATAACGCCGCATTGCTTGCAAAAATTCTCAACGTTAGCGTTGAAGAATTTAGCCCTTCAATCGCCAGAGAAATCTACGAGATGTATGAAGCGGTTAGTATGCAGCCGTCACTTAGAAGTGAGTATGAGTACCCTGTTTTTTCTCATGTTCAGGCCGGGATGTTCTCGCCTGAGCTTAGAACCTTTACCAAAGGCGATGCGGAGAAATGGGTAAGCACAACCAAAAAAGCCAGTGGCTCTGCATTCTGGCTTGAGGTTGAAGGTAATTCCATGACCGCGCCAACAGGATCCAAGCCCAGCTTTCCTGACGGAATGTTAATTCTCGTTGACCCTGAGCAGGCTGTTGAGCCAGGTGATTTCTGCATAGCCAGACTTGGAGGTGATGAGTTTACCTTCAAGAAACTAATCAGGGATAGCGGTCAGGTGTTTCTACAACCACTAAACCCGCAATATCCAATGATCCCATGCAATGAGAGTTGTTCCGTTGTGGGGAAAGTTATCGCCAGCCAATGGCCTGAAGAGACGTTTGGGTGACACGAAATAAACGTCCGACAAGCACAGCAGCCAATACCTAAAAACAATATTTTGCCGAATATTCAGTTCGTTATAAAGGTTAAGCATTGAGTATACCAACTGTCTCTCTATGGAATGAGATGGGGTTAATCCCCCCAATAGACGAGGCTGATCCTACAAGCCATACTCGTTCCCCATACAAAATGGATATAGTACGCTTTGTTAGTACTTTTTCGCTTAGCCCTGCAAGGATTAAAATCCTTAAGGGTTTTCTTAACTTTCGTGTTTCACTCACTCAAGCAGGGCTAGTTGAAGGTTTTCAGTGGGTAGATGGAAGCTTCACAGAACATATTGAACTTATTGAAAAAAGGCCACCGAATGATGTCGATGTTGTGACCTTTTTTCAATTCAGTAATGGCGATAATGATGCAATCGTAATCGGTAGAAAGCCAGAGCTATTTGATCATGATTTTGTTAAGAAGGAGTTTTTCGTAGATTCCTACTTCCAAGAACTTAATCTACCAAGTCATGAGCTTGTTGAAATGACTGTATACTGGTACAGTATGTGGGCACATAGACGCGATCTGTCGTGGAAGGGATTTATCCAAATCCCGTTAAACCCACAACTTGATGTTGTGGCAATGACTATACTTAATTCGGCTACTACTGAGGGGGTCAAACAATGAATCGTAATGATTATGTTTTCGCTCTCAGTGAGCGCGAGCAAATAAGTAATCTATTAAAAAATATGCCAACAAGTCATTCTATTAGCCGAAAAAGCTTAGAAGACCGTCTGGAGAAAGTTGAGCGATTAATTTCACAAGCTGACGTTCGAGAACATGAACCTACGCATGCTGTGTTAACTTTTAGAGGCCCAACAGTAGTTGGCACGCATGGCATTTCAGCAGTATTTGGAACAAAAGCTATATCTTGTTTTAATGATGCAATAGCTTACTTGGCAACCTCTTTCAATGGCCCACTTCCTGCATCAGGCAAGATACCAAACATAGAAAATAATCATCTCATGATTACCGCGTCAGCCCGTGGTTCTTTCGGATTTGTACTTGAAGAGTTTAGACCTGATGCTCCTCTTGAATTCGATGAAGAAACCCCAGTAGCAAAAGCTATTAATAAGGCCAGAAAAATATTTCAGGCAAGCTTGGATAATGATGATGAAGAATTGTCTGATGCTATAGAAAACTTAGACTCTCGGGCCTTAGATAAAATCAGAGCATTCATTCATTATCTGCATGAAAATAAAACAGTTTTTACACTTAAAAGCCAAGGTTTTAGCATCGTTTTTAGAGAGCCAAAACAGCTTGAAGCTGTATATCAACATCTCAGCAATGATAACATTCAGCAGGAAAAAATTATTGAGAACGTTATATTTTTGGGAACTCTTCCTAACAAGCGCCAATGTGAATTTATAGTTTTAGGTAACACTGATATCAGAACCGCTAGCATTGACAAAGCTGTAGATGACCCAGATATTATAAACAAGCACTTAGGAAGCGTTGCAACAGCCACGTTCCTGAAAAAAACTGTTGGTAAGGGCAAGCCCAGATACACTCTGGTTTCTCGACCTCAATGGGATATTAAATCAATCGATTAGAATGAGCCCCTTCAGCCCGGCCACCGCGCCGGGTTTTTACTGCCTGTCGCTCCCCACAAGCGAAGAAGCCGAACGCATCTCTTCAATACTGAAGGTTTACGTTCGGCCTCAATAATGCAAAAGCATTCAGCATAATGTCCAACTCCCCAGTCCGACATTGATGCTGTTTAACCAGAGCCTCCAAAAGGAAGCCCTTGTTAAGGTACACAATATTTGCGATGTAACCTTAGCGCGTCTGGTACATTTTTTCAAGCGGTTGTAGGGCTGCCGCTAATATGAGAAAACACAGATGTCTACATACAATTTGAATGGCCAATTCGATCGAGAAGTTCATGTGAATGCCTATGAACGGATAAGGCATGGAAATCTTGAACATGTGTGTGAGCATTATCGCTCAAGGCCACATCGCTGATAATCAAATCTCAACCCGGCCTCAGCGCCGGGTTTTCTTTGCCTCACGCTCCCCCTCACCCAAGAACACATAACCAATTGTATTTATTTGAAAATTAATAGATACAACTCACTAAACATAGCAATTCAGATCTCTCGATCACCTTCCCAATCCACACAACCATGCAAAAAATAAATCTATATAAAAAACATACAGATAACCATCTGCGGTGATAAATTATCTCTGGCGGTGTTGACATGCATACCACTAGCGGTGATACTAAACACATCAGCAGGACGCTGGTAGCCAAACGGAACAGATTGGCAGGCACTTTAACATTGATGGGATTGTCCCGCCGAAATGCGGGAACCAAAGAGTAGTTGGCTTTGGGGTGACGTGAAGTGCAGCTGCACGACGGCAACCGGAAGATAAGCACCCGGCGCGTCACCGCCAAAGTCAATCATCGGAGGTCAACATGACAGTAGTCATTACATATCTGGCTGACGATAACGCCAGAAATCGCCGCAGAGCACGCAGACAGGCTCAACGTGAACAGGAAATGCAAGAGCAGCGACTGGCGCGAAAAATTGCGCTAAAGCTCTCTGGTTGCGTCAGAGCAGATAAAGCAGCATCACTCGGAAGCCTTCGCTGCAAGAAGGCAGAAGAAGTCGAGCGTAAACAGAACCGTATTTACTACCGCAAGCCACGCAGTGAAATGGGTGTGACTTGTGTTGGTCGCCAGAAAATGAAATTAGGCAGCAAACCACTTATTTGAGGTGATATATGACAATATCATGGAGCGTACCTTTTCCTGAATCAGAAACTGAACATGATGGAATGCCTGTTTTCTGGAGATTCCAGGCGACAGTTGAAGAAGATGGAATCAAAATATTCGCACTTCAATATATAGCTTTTCATCAGACAGAGCATTATGCATGGTTGGTTCCTGCGCATTGGATTGTTAATTTTAAACCAGCACCAAATCAGTGGTTACAGGAATGGAAACAAAAGAGAAATAGATATGCAATTAAGAAAGTAGCAAAAAATGCAGAAAGATCTTTTGCATTCCCAACGAAGAAACTTGCCATTGAAAGTTTATTGCGCCGGAAGAAATACCATTTAATGAGAATCAAACAAGATTTGGCTGTTGTATCAACTCTTGTTGATGGGATGAAGAATATTGATACATCAACACCAGATATTGAATATAACTTTGGACACAACCAAGAAACAGAAAATTGGGTATTTTATTAGTACAAATAAGCACTGTGTATTCATTCCAACGAGTGAATACACGGAGCAATGTCGCTCGTAACTAAACAGGAGCCGACTTGTTCTGATTATTGGAAATCTTCTTTGCCCTCCAGTGTGAGGGCTTTTTTATATGCATACCAATAACGCTTCACTCGAGGCGTTTTCGTTATGCAATCAAATATAAGGAGTTACCCATGATGCACTTTCAGCTCGCGGGTAGCGGCGTCATGTCCGCTTTCTACCCGCACGAATCTGAATTATCACGCCGAGTTAAACAATTAATCAGAGCAGCAAAGAAACAACTGGAGGCGTTATGCGCAATGAAATAGCCATCAATCACCAGATGCTCCGTGCAGCACAAAACAAAGCAGTAATAGCCAGATTTATTGGTGATTCAAAAATGTGGCTTGAAGCAAATAAAGCGATGAAATCGGCTATCAACCTTCCGTGGTATCGCAGGAAATGAGTTTTACAGATAACTGGTCAGACGAAGAATTCATTCGTCAGATGAAAGATTTAATCGGTAACGAAGGAGATATTCATGTCACTTGCAACCACAGTGAAGGAGAGCAAGTTACAGAGACGCATGTACACGCAGAAAGCTCTCTGGTATCGCCATAATGGCGACCGCGAAGGAATGCGGGTATGCCTTAATTTGTCCCGAGTCGAAGTATTAAATCAGCGTTATTTTCTTGGGCCATGTCCATTCTGAGGTGAATTATGGATTTGAACAAATTCGATGAGCCATTCAGCCCTGAAGATATCGAATGGCGAATACAGCAAAGCGGTAAAACACGCGATGGAAAGGTGTGGGCTATGGTGCTGGCTTATGTCACGAACAGGGCAATCATGAAACGCCTGGATGATGTTTGCGGCAAAGCAGGATGGCGCAATGAATACCGCGATATTCCCAACAACGGCGGCGTTGAATGCGGCATATCAATAAAGATTGATTCCGAATGGGTAACCAAATGGGATGCTGCTGAAAACACGCAGGTAGAAGCCGTCAAAGGTGGTTGTTCCGGTGCAATGACGCGCGCTGCCGTTCAGAGGGGAATCGGTCGGTATCTGTATAACCTTGCGGAAGGTTTCGCAC